GCTATTGACGTATGAAGAAAAAGAAAATATACCTAAGAGAAAATCACTTATTCAATGACTTCATTAATGCAGTCTATCGTGATAAGTTAGATCAAGTGCACATACCCCATAGCGATGTATTCTATGTTCGTGCAGCTTTAGAGAAACGCACAGGTATAAGATTTCCATTGCAACAGGTAGAGACAGCAATGAAGGCAGAAGGGTGGTCTGAGGGTAGGATACTTAAGAGTGATCACAGATATAAGGGTAATAAAAATGTCTGACTTTCCTGAGAGATATAAGAAGTTGGGATTTAGTGGTTACAATCAACCTAAGAAGTCTAATAGGCCAGGAAAGAAAGAAATGGTAGTGGCTAAAGAGGGTGACACAGTTAAGTTGATCCATTACGGTGATTCAACAATGGGTCACAATTACAGTGAAGAGGCACGTAAGAACTTTAAAGCTAGGCATGGTAAGAACATAGCTAAGGGTAAGCTATCTGCAGCATGGTGGGCTAATGAAAGACTGTGGAAAGAAGGAGGATCAAGTAAGCAACCTCCTAAATCTCAGAAACTTAAATTTGGAAAGGATTAATATGGCACGTAAGATGTTTGGAGAGGATAAACCTGTACAAAGGAATGTAGAATCTCCCGGCTTTAAAAATAGATCCCCAGGTCAAAGTAATGCAGCTAAAGCACTACCTTCTGTACTAGAAGATGCAGGTCCATCTACTAAACGTGACATTGAACGTGTAGGTAGGGGTCTTAATCCTACAGCTAAAACACAGATGGGTTTACAGTCTCAACAGCAAGCTGCAGGTAGGGCAGTTACGAGACTTACTACCCGTGCAGGTTTACTAGGCGCATCATTAGGTGCAGGCTTAGCTATAGGCGATTACATTGAAGAAAAGACAGGCTTAGGTAAAAAGTTTGTAGATGCCGTTGCAGGTGATGTTATTGACAAGATTGCACTTGCAGGTCATGAGCCAGCTAAGTTATCCGAATACAGTGAAAGTAAACTTAAGAGTCTTGTAGATTCAGCTATCGCTAGACAAAAGAAAGAACAAGGAACGCAGGACGAAGGACAAGCATCTAAGGATCAAAGAGTAAACAAAGAAGATTATCCTGCCTACCGTAAAGATACAAAGAGTGCAGAGTCATTCCGTGAAGAGTTTAAAAAAGCTAAAGAAGAAGGTAAAGAGTCTTTTTCTTTTGAAGGTAGAAAATATAGTACAGAAGAAAAGACTGAAATGGCTAAAGGTGGTATGTCCAAGAAAAAGAAATCTGTAGCTAAACCTAAAGCTTTCAGTGTAGGTGGGTACGCTAAAAAGTACGGTAAAAAGTAAGGATTAAATTATGAAGAAAATCTCAGAGTATGGTGGTAAAGAAGTGTACAAATCCAAAGCTCAGATGATGAAGCACGAGAAAGCTGAAACACCTAAGATGGAAAAGAAAGAAAAGAAAATGTACAACAAGGGTGGCATGGCTAACTGTGGTGCTTCCATGAAACCTACACAGAAAGCTAAATAATATGAAAGCTTGTCCCAACTGCCCAACACCTGCCAAATGTAACAAGGCAGGTAAGTGCCTTAAAGGTAAGTATGCTAAAGGAGGTTTAGGGAAACTTAAAGCTCCTTCTATCATGGTAGCTATTGCTATGCCGAAGGCAGGTAAAGTAGATATGCCTAAAGCACCTAAAGTGAAGAAACCTAAGTGAGCACCATATGAAGCGCAGCGAAGGCAGCAGCACTACTAACAAGAAAATAAAAAAAGTTATGGGTGAGTTTAAGGAAGGAACACTTCACTCAGGTAAAGGTGGAAAGGTTGTAAAAAATCCTAAGCAAGCTATTGCTATTGCCTTGAGTGAAGCACGTAAAGCTAAGAAGAAATAATGCCAATTAACAGTGACTATAAATCACGTAGTGTAGGTTCCACTTTAACAGGTGGTACAACTACAACGGTTTATACTGCACCTACTAACTGGACTGCCCATGTTGTTATGTTACTACTTGTGAATCATGGTAACAGCAATAAAACAGTTACAGCAGAATGGTACGATACCAGTAACTCAACGTGGTATCACATTGTAGGTGGTTACACTGTATCTGGCTATAACTTCTTAAAACTTACAGATGGATATCTTGTATTAAACTCTGGGGATAAGATTAGAGTGACTACAGAGGCAGGATCTTCATTTGATTGCACAGTCACTGTAGAAGAATACTTTGATCCTGCGAGATCTTAATATGCCTAGATCAAATGAAAAGCTGTGGGATAAAATAGTAGCACAAGTAAAGGCTGGCACTAAAGGTGGAAGCGCAGGTCAGTGGTCAGCCAGGAAAGCACAGTTAGCAGGTAAGATTTATAAAGATAAAGGTGGTGGGTATACAGGTGAGAAGACTACAGCCCAAAAGAGTCTAAGTAAGTGGACTAAAGAAGATTGGGGTACTAAGTCAGGTAAGCCCTCTACACAGGGACCAAAGGCTACAGGTGAAAGGTACTTACCCAAGAAGGCTAGAGAGGCACTATCACCTGCAGAGTATGCAGCTACTACAAAAGCTAAACGAGAGGGTACAAAGCAAGGTAAGCAGTTTGTGAGCCAACCTAAAGCTATTGCAAAGAAGGTTCGACCTTACAGGGACTAATGACATGGCAAGACAATTAACTGAACAACAGCAAAAGTTTCTTGATGTATTATTCGATGAGGCAGGAGGGGACGTTAATCGTGCTAAAGTACTAGCAGGATATTCACCTACCTACTATACTCGTGATATCATCAAGGGGCTTAAAGAAGAGATCCTAGAAGCTACACAAATCTTTATGGCACGTAATGCCCCACGTGCAGCTATGTCCCTTGTAGATGGCATGGTAGATCCTACAGAGTTAGGCATCAGAGATAAGCTTAATGCAGCTAAAGACTTATTGGATCGTGTAGGTTTAGCTAAGACAGAGAAGATGCAGATTGAAACAAATAATGGGTTAATGATTCTCCCACCCAAAGATAATACTTCTCAAGATGATGAATAATTATGGGCAACAAAGTATTGCCATTAAGACAGGCTGCAGGTAAGTGGCTATTACCACAGCCTAAAGATGCAGCTGAAACAGGAGAGTATGTACCCATACCCATGACAGTTAAACTTGTAAAGCCACCATTTGGCTACAAGTTTTCTGAAGAGACTAAGATGCTCTTAATACCTATACCCCATGAACTAGAGGCATTAGAGAAAGCTAAGAAGTATTTAAAGCAATATCCATCTCGTAATGTAGCTGCATGGTTAACTAAGGTTACAGGTAGGTATATAAGTCATGTAGGGTTACTACATCGTGTAAAGAATGAGCGACAAAGAAAATCCAAAGTTAGCTTACTTAGGTCATGGGCCAGAAGGTACAAAGAAGCCCTTGAGCTTGCGGAAAGGTACGAAGACAAAAAAGGTACAAAAATCTACACCAAAGCCAAGAGTATCGTCGAAAGTGCCAGACATCTCGATCCAGAATACCGAGATACAAGAGCAACAGAGACAAGAAGCACTCATACAGAAAGTACAGCAGGATAATAATGTAATATTTAAGCCTAACCCAGGCCCCCAATCTGTATTTTTAGCTGCAAGTGAACGTGAGGTATTGTATGGTGGGGCTGCGGGGGGCGGTAAAAGTTTAGCTATGTTAGCTGACCCCCTAAGGTACATGGGTCATCCACAGTTTAGTGGCTTACTTTTACGACATACAACAGAAGAATTACGGGAACTGATTTGGAAAAGTCAGGAGTTGTACCCAAGAATCTATCCTGGGATCAAATGGTCCGAGAGAAAGATGCAGTGGCAGGCACCAAGTGGAGCAAGACTATGGTTTTCCTACTTGGATCGTGATGAGGACGTACTAAGGTATCAGGGACTCTCATTCAGTTGGGTAGGTTTTGATGAATTGACGCAGTGGCAAACTCCATTTGCATGGAATTATATGCGTTCTCGCTTGCGGAGTACCGCACCAGACCTACCTACCTACATGAGAGCTACTACAAACCCTGGTGGTCCGGGTCATGCATGGGTTAAAAAGATGTTTATTGACCCAAGTCCTGCTGGTAGGGCGTTCTGGGCTACCGACATAGACACAGGTGACACACTTTCGTACCCAAAAGGTCACAGTAAAGAGGGTCAACCCCTGTTTAAGCGTAGGTTTATACCTGCCATGCTCTCAGATAACCCCTATCTTGCTGAAGGTGGTGACTATGAAACCATGCTTTTGTCACTTCCTGAACATCAACGCAAGCAATTGCTTGAAGGTAACTGGGATGTAGCTGAAGGTGCTGCATTTCCTGAGTTCAATAGGCGTATTCATG